CACCATTGTTTATGTGCCATAAATCAGCCCCCCTTAACGTTTAATCGCTAACACTATTGCGCGTTGCAAGGGTGTTAACTCTGCCAATGTTTTCTTCCGAGACAGCAACCGTTTAATCATTCGTTTAATCACTTTGCCCCCCATTACTCACTATCAACAGCAACGATATGTCCTGTATCAATGAGATTGTTAAGTTGTTTCTCTAATTCAAAAGCTATGTTCAATGACGCACAATGCATTTCAACTGATCCGAATGTAATCGAATAGGCTTTTGAACCGTCCGATAGCTCACGTTCGGTTAATGTTGCCCTAGTAATCGCGTATGGCATCGAACCCCCTTTACTTCTGCAAATTCCAAACATACAACACAGCCAACCCAGCTGGTATCACCACGTTCAAGAACCCCAGGTTCATAAAGAAATCAACCGGCAACACGCTCACGATTTCTATTATATGTTCCATTTCAGCCCCCTTAGTTTGAATCAGATTTAGCACAACCTATGACATAGCAAGCCAGATACCATGTTAAACCCTCAAATTTATCAATAAATTCAACAGATAGATATATCAACGTCAAGGCAATTGTGCCAATATTGTCACTATGGGTGCAACAATGTGTCATTGTTGGGTGTTATCTCATAAATGTAACATGGAATCAACCCCAGCTGACAACCAATTGGCAACAGGCGGCAACCGAGCACTGATGATAAATCATAGGGTCGGCAACCCTACGAGTTACACGGGGCAACAAAGCCCCGGTAACGTGGCAGATTTAAAGTAATCATTTATCACGAATATATATTATAGGGGGCTATGATAAATGCATTTTTTTGGCTCAATTCGTTAATGTATTCAACAGCTTATCATTTATCATCACCCTGTACCCCCCCATGATAAATGGACAGAACAGGACAAGTTGACACATGATAAACCCTGAATGATTTATCACGATAAACATGGGGGTTGAGGGTTGGAAGTTGATCGGATCAGTAGTCTAGCAGCGTGCGAGTGGTAGTACCTGGGGGCTGTTGCTAGTAGTTATCAGGTACACATTGCTAGTGAGAATGTGCAATTGCCTATGATATCAAGGGGTTAGCCGCCCCCCTGGGGGCATAGGGACCAGCTGACATGGACAAAAGGCGACAGACAAGCAGCGTGCCAGGGTATTTCCGCCCGTTTCGATCAACTTTGCCCCGTCCCCCCCTTGACGACCCGCCCCAGGGACTATAGTGCAAAATATCCCACAGCTTTACCTCTGTGTCAGAAGGCACCGGAATTGTTGGATAAACATATATTGGCATGGTTCTTGCTTGACTAGAACGATGTTTTGTGGTATTATCAATGGTATAGGAAGTGACACCAACATGCCGAAACCGACAAACACATTGTGCCCAACATGCGCTGAGAAGTTTAACCCTGATGTTTACCCGTTCTGTAGCTACTGCGGGGCTTTCCTGTTGGATGTTGAGGATTTGGACTTATCACCTGATGCACCACTTGACGCGATCTACCGCAAAACCAGCCTCAAGTTCCTGAACTAACATGAAACCAGGACTGAAACAGTGGGACATGGTGTACTTCAAAGCCATTGACCATACGACCAGTGAGCAAAACGGCTGGGCACCATTGGCCGAAGCTGTCAAGGAAACCCCCTGCTTCATCGAAGGTGTGGGCTATGTCCTGTCGTCGGATAAAGACGTGCTGCGGCTGGCTAACTCCCACGTTGAGCACAAAGACGTGGCGACCATTTGGGTTGTTCCGGTGGGCTGTATTCAGGAATTACGACTGCTAAAGCCGAGTAAGAAGAATTATGCCGGTAGCTGAACAAACCAAGCTGTGTCGAACGTGTGGACCTAAGCCGGTTATCGAGTTTGTCAAGAACACCCATGCCAAGGATGGGCTGGCGACATATTGCAGGTCATGTGACGCCGACAGAAAGAAGCAGTACGCGGCGGAAATGAAGCAGCGTGAGCAGGAGAAACGGGACCGACCGAGTGAGCTAGTCAAGCAGATTGAATCCGGCGAGTTTCAGGTTGACCAGAAATGGCTGCTGACGGAATTGGTCAAGCTGTACGAAGACACCATGAACAAGGACCGGCTGGGCACGCTGCGGATGATTGCTCAGATCAGCGGGTATGACAAGGACACTAGCGACGACAAGGCGATTATTGCGAGTTTGATGGCCGGGATGAAGAAAGATGGCTGACGATAACGACCAGGACTTTACCGGGTTCCAGGTGCTGCGGCTCCACTACACCGCCGACCCTGAGAAGTTCACCCCGGAACACATAGCCAAGCTGAAGTCTGACACCCCAACGGAAGATTGGGAGCGTGAGTTTGAACTAAAGCCCGTTGGACACATGGGGAACTACCCCGTGTATGGGGATTATAAGAAGCAGCTGCATGAGTCTACATCGTTGCAGTACAACCCCGTGTTGAAGCAACTGGTGAGGGGGTGGGACTTTGGTAAGGTGCATCCGTGTGTTGAGGTTATTCAAGTTGATGGGTTGAAGAAGGATGTGATCGGTGAAGTCTTTGGGACGCAGATATACCTTCATCAGTTTGTACAACAAGTCTTGGAGTATAGTAACAAGAATTTCCCCAACGCGAAGTTTGTTGATTGGGTTGATGCTACCGGGAAGAATGAAAGAGATAATGGATTCTCTTCTATTAACGTTCTACGTCAATATGGAATCAAACCCCGCTGGCGGATGCAGGACATTGAAGAGGGTGTTGATCTAATCAAGCATGAGTTGATTAGGATTATCGAAGGTAGACCACAGTTGATGTTTAACCCGCAGAAGTGCCCCAAGTTGTGTGAAGCAATGCGCGGGGGGTATCAGCGCGATAAGAAGGGCAAGGTTATCAAAGACGGTACGCACGACCACGCCCCTGATGCTTTCAGGTATGGCATGTCTGGGATCCTTACCGGGGCTGCACGGGCTAAGACAGATTTCTACAGCAAGATAAAAGATTACAAGTACAAACCGAATAATCCGTTTACAGGACGATGAGTATTGTTTTGATGGCCGCTGGGCTGGCGTTGATGATGAACGTCACTGATCCGGTGTATGTGATTGGTATGGGTTTGTATCTAGCAGGGTTGTTGATGTGGAGATAATACAGCCGAAGATTTGGACAAAGAATGAAATCCGAGTTGAGATTGCTAAACAACTGGCTTCAGCGCGTGATGATATTTATTACTTTGCAGATCATTGTTACACCGTTGACACGCATAACAAGGTTGATGTTGTCTCAAAATTCCCGTGGCAGAAGCGTTATGTCAAGGAACTGCTTCGACTTGCAACAAAGTGTGACAAACTCGCGGTTTATAAATCCCGGCAAATGATGGTGACTTGGACGATGTGTATTGTCGTCCTACACGAGTTGCTGTTTGTGCCAGGTGCCAACATTGGGCTGATAAGTAAGAAAGAAGAAGACGCCGGGAAGGTGGTAATGCGGATCAAGACGATTTACGACCGCTTGCCCCTGCACTGGCGCGTGTCGCTGCCGACACCGCAGTTCTACAAAGGTAAGAAGGGGATCATTGTTCGCTGGGTGATGAATCACCCCAACGGTCAACCGGACTCGGTTTTGGCTGCATTCCCTTCTGGTGAGGATCAGGTTCGGATGGAAACCTTCTCCCTGATTTATTGGGACGAAGTTGGTATTGCGCCAGATTTGGACGCAAGAGGGACGTACACCGCATTAAAGCCGACGCTTGATGGTGGTGGAAGGTTGTTGATGAGCAGCACGCCCCCGAAAGACGAAAATCACTTTTGGTATTTGGTTTGTTCGGGACAATATTTTCAGGGGGCACAATGACAGAGAACGAAACAATGGAATTGAATCAAACAGAGCTTCAGGGACCGATTGAGGGTGTGTCTGAAGAGGATTTGAAGAATTACGCCGGGAGCGCGGTAGAGGAAGAGATACAGGATATTCTCGCGGATACGATTCTAGCGCGTGAGCGAAGGCGAGCAAAGCTTGAAGGGGATTGGGCGCGGTATCGGGATATTTATAACTGTAGGCGAACCACTGCCTATTACAACGGACGTAGCAAGCTGTTCTTGCCAGCCGGTAAGAAGGCGGTTGATACGCTCGTTCGCATTGCCCGTGAAGCGATCCTGAGTGATCCGTACTTGGCGGTTGAAACCGATGTACCGCAGTGGGCACAGGTCGGCGCTGAGTTTATGAAGCAGCAGGTGGAACGTCAGGGGAAGATTAAAGAAGTAACCCCGATGTTTCTACGGCAGTTGTATCAGATCGGGACCAGCTGCTTGAAGCTGGGTTTTAAGAAAGAGAAACGGACGGTGAAGTATCGTCTACGGGGCACGGATCAGATTTCTACCCGTAAGATGTTTTCACATTATGGTCCAACGTTTGATGTTGTTGACATGTCTCACGTTGGGGTGTGGCCTGAGACTGCAACAGGATTTGAGGGGCTGAGGATTGTCTGGGAAGATTCCAGCAAGTCAGTTTCATGGGTTCAACAGCAAGCCGAGAAGGGAATTTACGATAAGGCGGCTGTTGCCCGTGCGGTTACGTTGAAGGCTCAAGAGTTGGGGCTGTTGAAGGCTTCTGATTCTCAGGCTGAGAAGGAAATGGGTATCAATCTTTCGATTGATGCTGATATTGATGTAACGGATATCTGGGCAAAGTTTGAATTGCCGGGACAGGATGAACCGCAGTGGAATTTGATTACAGTCAGTGGGGAAGTTGTATTACGGATTATCGAAAACCCGTGGTGGTTTCAACTTCCACCGTATCTGTTTGGTGCGATCTTCAGGGAACACGATTTCTTTTATGGACATGGGATAATCGAGTCACTGGAAATGTGGCAGTACATGTTGAACGACATGGGGAATCAGACGATGGACGTGGGAACGTTCTGTTTGAACCCGATTGTCGCGTTTGACCCTGCCTTAGTTGATGATCCAGATTTAATCAACATTGAACCAGGTTCCAAAGTGCCGATTGCACCTGATGGGATCCGCTTTGAGCGCCCACCTGCTCAAATGAGCATGGAAGGGCTGAACATGGTTCGGTTCTTGTTGAACATCATACAGGAAGGTTCTGATGCTAATGCACTGGTGCAGGGCGCACCGCGTGAGGGAATGGGCAAAGCGGCGGGTACTGCTACCGGCGTAAGTCAGCTGTTCGCTGCGGCTAACGCGGCGGTCTTGGATCAGGTCGAAGATTTGGAAACGCAGGTATTCACCCCCCTACTCCAAAACACTGAAATAATGATTCACGAGTTTATGGATGAGGGCATGGTACTGAGAGTCACCGGACCAGAGGGGATCATTCTAGTTGATAGAGTGATTGAACCGACTGATTTGGTTCTTAGTACCGATATTCGTTGGGTTGCTTCGCTGCGGCTGCGTGAGAAGTTTGCGAAGTCTCAGCAAGCACTCAACTTTTTGAACATTGCGGTGAAGATACCGCCTGAACTGCCACAACAGCAGGGGTTCAGGATCAATTACAAGGACATGTTGAAGAATGTGTATGCTGGAATGGGCTTACCTGGTGTTGATGATATCGTTCAAGAAGTAAGCATGTCATTACCTGGGATCCCTGTTGAGTATGAACAGCAGTTGATGGAAGCTGGCCGGGTTGTTGAGGCTTCACCTGTTGATACCCCAGAGAACCACCAGGCGCATTTGCAAGCACATTTGGCTTACCAGGCTCCAAGTGAACTGGCACGGGTCAGGATGCAAGAGCACATAGCCTCTCATTTCGCCGCAGTTCAGCAAATGGACATGAAGCAACGGGCAATGATGCAAGAAGCCGGGGTTGCGGATTCAGCGATGGGGCCGGGACCACAGGCGCAACCAGGGCTATCTGCACAAGAACAACCGCAGTACGCGGAAGAGGGCGCGGCAAGCCAGGGGATCATGTCACTTCTGGGCGGGGCGGGAATGTGATGATACTCGCGTTGCATGGGATATGGACTAAGGCGCGGGACGTTAGTTGGACCGAGAAGTTTGAAGCTTTCGCCGGGGATTGTTTGGACGTTCGGACGCGGGTCTATGGCTGGTCTAGCGGGTTATTGTCTTATTTCAACTGGTACAGGCAATATCTCGTTGATTGTGAAGCCAAATATCTTAATGAAGTCGTCGCCCCGGTGTGTCCTTCGATCATTGCTCACAGTTTCGGCGGTTATATCGTGTCTCAGCTGCTAGAACGGGGTTATTGTTTCGATAAGATCGTGCTGGTAGCCCCAGCCGCCCCTTCGGACTTCGATTGGGCACGGTATGACAGCCAATTCACCGAAGTCAAGGTTTATTGGTCGAAAGATGATGAAATTATCGGGGTAGCTGCGTATGGGAAGATGGGTAAAGAGGGTCCGAAACGCTATCACCCACGGGTTGAGTCAGTTGAAGTGCCTGGAATGAAGCACAGCGGTTACTTTCCGGGGTATTTCTCGGAATGGGTTCGGTTCTTTAAGCAATAAGCGTGCCAAGTCGTTGACAAACACTGTTTGATATGGTATTATAAGTAATATAGGGACGTTATGACCAAAGAAGAAGAAATCTTGATACTTCAACAAGGCATGAAAAGTGAGTTTTGGCTGTTGTTCTCTGCCAAGTGGGGGAAGTTTCAAGAATTGGCTATGGCGTCGTTGTTGGATCCGAAATATGACAATCGGGAGTTTCTGGCCGGTAAGGTGAGGGGCATGAGGGATATCCTGTCATGGCCGGAACGACGGATTAAGAATTTAGAAGCTGGGGAAAAAGGCGAGTGAAAAAGCTGTTGGCAATTTTGGGGCTGTTCCTTTTTATGGCGATAGCGCCAGTGAAGGCGGAAGCTGCTCCACAGTTGAAGATAACAGCAGTTGATGCTGAAGAGTATATGTCACAGCAAGACTTCAACAAAGCTGTTGGGTTGGCTGTGAAGCATTATGGCGGGTTAGTGAAGCGGATGGGGTTGAAGTTTGAGAATATCCGTCCGATTCATGTTTACTTTGCTGGTGGTTACTACGGGATTTATCTTAACAACGTTGCTATCGTGATACATGTTGATTCCATTGAGAAGGATTCAACGAAAGAAGAAAAAGCCAAACGTTATATCTACGTTGTGGCGCATGAGCTAGGGCACCACATATTAAACGAAGCTGGTGTTTCAATAGATGACCAGCATAAACACATGTATTGCGAAGTTGATCCTGGGTTGGCTGAAGAAATTGGATTCCCAATCAACTTCCTGTTTGCAATGATGCACTGCATGGGAGAAAGGGACTAATGCAATATATCGCTTATATCCGTCTTGCTGTGATGTTGTTGTCGTTTATCAAAGCTATTCGCAGTGAGGGTGTTGATAACGATAGCGCCGTTGTTGATTTGTTGGCGAAGATTGGTGATGGGCTGGGGATACCTGAGTTAAAGTCAAGTGAGTTGCTTGGCATTGTCCCTGAGTTGAAGTCACTGTTTAGCCTAGTGCGTGAACTACGTCAGTAAGGTTTTTATTTCGTCACAACCCCCACCTTCTCGGTTGGCAGTGGGGGGAAGACGTTAACGGAAGGAAGGTAAACCGTGGCAGACGAGAATAACCAATCGGGGGCAAACCTGGAACAGACCACCGATGAAGAGTCGTTAAACGAGTCAGGAGAAGCGACCGCTTCTGACAATGAGTTGGCTAATAGGCTTGCGTCTATTGAAGCCCAATTTGAGCGTTCCGAAGCTGAGAAAGAGACACTAAAGGAGAGTCTTAGACTCCACCAGCAGTTTTTAGAGAGAAGTCAACCACAGCAGCAGAAACAAAAGCTGAGTGACGAATTAGAGGAATTGGATAAGACGATCAATCCGCTAATGTCGCGCACGGTTCAAGAGTCTGTTGCGCCGATTGTTGGCACTGTTTCTAAACTCTACGACCAAACGGATGCAGTGAGTTTTCAACTCGCGTTGCAGCGTGAAGACCCTGAGTTGTTGAAAGACTTCGACAGGATTTCAGCGGTTGTTGAGAGTGTGAGACAGAAGGCAGCGCGTGAGCAAGGCAGCTGGGTAAGCCGTGATGATGCTTACAAGTATGCCAAAGGCGCGGGGCTGCTGAAACCTAAAGCTGCAAAAGCTGGTGCAAAACCAGTTGGCGAAGGCAAGCGGAAGAATGAGATTGCCGCTGCACAAGCCGCTTCTGGTGGGAGTGAGTCACGAAGAAATACTGGCGCAATTAGCACCGAGATTATGAAAATTCGTGAGAAGGCTGGCCGTGGTGAGAGATTGACAGCTGAGGAAAGAGCCAAATTCAAGGGTGCTTTGGAGAACGTAATTTTTTAGTCCGACTCCTTTAGGTTCCATTTCTAGAGGATTACTAAAATGGTAGCAGATATCACTAGTTTTAGCGATCTTTCCAGTGATGCAGTCTCGGCTTATATCCGAGATGAATTGCTTGATATCGCAGAGAAGAATGTTGTTTTCGCTCAACATGCCGAGCAAGTTACCCTTCCTCAGCACAACAGCAAAACCGTTCAATTTTCGCGTTACCCCCGGCTTGCTTTGCCGATGTCGCCAGCCACTGAAGGCACCACGCCTGATTCAGTTGCGCTGACCGTCGAGACTGTAAGCGCGGTTGTTGACCAGTGGATTCTTGTCGTTGCGTTGACTGACCTTGCGCAATTGACCATTAAGCATCCGCTTGTTCCGATTGTTACTGAAAGACTTGGAATGGTTCAAGCCGAGTTGGTGGATCGTGAGATTCAGAAGACTCTTATGGCTGGTACTAACGTGTCTTTCGCCAATGCCATTTCTGGTTCGAATACCACACGCGCTGGCTTGACCACGGGTGATGTTATCAACGCGGCTGAAATGCGTAAGCTTTGGGCGTTGCTTAATCGGCAAGGCGCACAGCGTTTTGGTAAAAATTACATCTTCATTTGCGATCCCGAAGTTTCTCAAGATATCGCCAGTGAAGATAAGTTTTTGTCGGCGCATCAGCTGTCACAAGCTACTGCGATTTTCAATAACATGATCGGTGAATACCTTGGTTTCTCGGTTGAAGTTTCTAACTTCATCCCGACTGTGACCCTGGGCGGATCCGGCGATTGGACCGTAGCGGCTGCGACCTTCACCAATAGTTTCGGCACCGAGACTGTTGTTGTGAAGTTGGAAGCGATCAACTCAAGCACGGGCTTAGTTGAGAAAGTGTACGCGATTAAAAACACGACTGTTACTTCTGCTGAAGGTGTTCGTGTGACTGTGCCTTCGACCACGGGTTATCTCTATAACCTGTACGTCGCCAATGCTGATAACATCAGCACGGACGAGACAAAGCTACAGCTTTACTCGGAAGCGCAAGCCCCGGCTACCGTGATTGACGTTACTGCGTTGACCACGGCGAGCGCCACGGCACGCCGACCGCAACAGTCCCCTGCTTCGGGTGTGACCATTCACACTTCGTATGCGTTGGGTAAAGAGGGTTACGGCATGGTGAAATTGTCTGGTGACAACCTTCGGGTTATGTCCACGGACGGTAAGCCTAGCGACAGTGATCCGGCTGCACAGCGAAAGAAGATTTCTCTGAAGGGTTCTTTCAAATCGTTGATCCTTAATGACGATTACTTCCAGAGAGTAGAGAGCGTATCAGCGTTTGGGCAATCTGCCTAATTAGCTGAATTAACCTGAGAGGGGGGTAGGGTAATTCCTGCCCCCTTTTCTATGAGGGAAATATGTCAATTGAGTTGGAAGCAACTACAAAAAAGAATGTTCAGATAAAGAAGAACGTTCAGCCGAAACACGGCAAAGTTGGCGAGTATGCTGGGCATACGCACGGCATGGAAGATGAAGTTTCAACGTGGGAAGAGGATTGTGTGTTTGTCGAGCATTTGGTGAGAATCCCGTTGAAGGTTAACGGCGAACCGTATCACGGTAAAGTTGTTGTACCGCGTTGTTTTGCGAACTACTTGGGTTGGATGGAGAACTCAAGGCAGATCAATGAGGATAATATTTTCAGGTCGAAGAAACTTGAAAAAACGGTGGCTAGTTACTAATGGCTATGCCCCGGTTGCAGGAAGGAATTGAGACTCAGCCGATAATCTGCCCGACACGGGAAGAACAGGGCGCGATAGGCCGGACGGTTTATAACATTTGCTGTGTGGTTTTCGCCCGTGGCAAAGCGCCGTGTTATGTCCATGCGAATTGTGTGGGGTATGCGCGAGTCAGGACTAACTCGTTTGTTGAAACAATGAAAACCCTTGATGGCATCACGTATGCCCGTGGGTTTTTGCTTGATGATGATATTTTGCTTCAGGATCAAGGTGCATTGTTTGATGCTTGTGAGATAGCAGACAGGAATGGTTGGAACATTGTTGCTCCGTACAGGGCAACGAACGGGAAGATCGTTGTTTGTAATTCCGAAGGGGACATGTTGACCCCGGAACAATTTTCGAAGTTGAAACCCTATCAAGAAGTACCAATGGCGGGGTTAGGGTTTTATTACGGTGATATCCCGCTGACGTATGAGTTTCACGCCGATGGGAAGCCATTTAACGGCGAAGATTTAAATTTTTGGTACGACAATCCGCAGTTGAAGCCGCGAATTGCGCCAGTACCAGTTAAACATTGTAAGGTTATAGCAATATAAGGAGAAGTCCAATGAGTGCAGAAGTGAAACCGTTGATGTTGGTTCAGTTTACGAAGCAGACAAGCATGTTGGGTGAGCAAGTGACGTTCAGCACTAACCTGCCGCAAGATGCAACGCAGGAAGAGATTAACGCGATGCTGATGAAGTTTGGAAGGGCGCTTGATGCTCGTATGCTTGATAATAATGGCCGAGTGAATGCAAACACGGGAAAGAATTTGGTTCAAATGGGCTTAGACCCGCGTGAGTACGGGTTTGAAATGTCCCAAGAGGAAATAGACGCAGTTAAAAAGGGGTAAGAAATGGCAAACACAGTTAAGGCAATAACCAGTGATGAAATGGTTTCGATGAATACACGTCGGATCCGTGGCACGCTTGGGGCTGATGGTGCTTTGGTAGTTGGTGAAGGATTGAATGAGTATGATTCTATCACCATTCAACTCACCGGGACGTTTGATTCTTCGGTGCAGACTGTTCAGGTGAGTAATGATGGAACTAACTTCATTGCGCTGCCTACGGCGTTATCATTCAACGCAGCTGCTTATAAAACACCAGCCTTGGCTGATTTGGGTTTTTATGCGTTGCAGTTTTCTGGTGCATCAGCTGGCGGGAACAGTGCGATAGCGTTTACGTTGTTTGCAACGCGGCGCGGGAAGAGGGGCTAACATGGCGGTACTTAAATATTTACTTAAAGCAAAGAAGCTTGAGACACCGAATGTTGTTACTGAAGTTGAGTTGGAGATAGATCCGGCTGTATTGGAAGTAAACAGCAGCGGGGTTGTTGGTTCAGTAGCAGCTGGTGTTGGTGCTTCGTCTATAGCTGATGCTGCTGTGACACCGGCTAAGACGAATATCGTTCAGGCTAGGACTGCTACAGCTGATGGTTTGACCACCGGCATAATCAGTGACACTTCGACACACGTTACTGTCACCAGTGCTGACGCGGCTCATTTGATTACGCTTCCAGCCCCGACACCGGGACGGATGTTGGTAATTCATGTTG